AAAAGAGGCGCGTTTGGTTATCTCCCGAAGGAGCCCCGCTTTTTCCGTTCAGCCCCACGCAGGCGGGCAAGAACGAAGAACGGTGGGTGCTCGAGGATGGACTCGCACCAAACCCAGTGTAGGCGTCTTACGGCTTCCACCAGAATCTGGCACGCATCTCCGAGCGCATGTTTCGGACATGCAGGCCGCCTTTTGGGCAGCCCCCGCCTACAAGACAACATGTCGCCGGTTAACTTTACGATCGCCGACTGTGCGCGCCTGAAGGAAACATCGTACATCGAAACGACAGAACCTACAGGTAACCCTGGACTTTTCTTGTCCAGCAGCCGTACACAGAAGAGGTGACACTGCAGAGCAAGTTCACCAACCGCGTATTTCTACGAGTACGCCGATCTGTTTGTTGTCAGGAGGCAGTTCGCACTCCTACTCCAACCCTGTTATCGACAGGTGGGGGGTTACGCAGCACAGCACCATCGCGATACGGTCAAATGACCGCCCGGTTAAAGCTGGAGGCTCTCCCCTTATCCACACACCTGCCCCGTTCCAGGGAACGGACACGTTACCACGTGCACCGAACTTCGATTCAAGTTCCCCCCCGCTCACGTGAGCTGTAGGGAAGTAGCATGTGTTGACACTGCGAAACTGTTCTCAGGCCAAGCGTACGATCAGCTGACTCTTGTCAGCCACCGATGTGAGAGTACCGGCCGTGCCCGTCATAGTCACAACGACATCGAACGTGTCTGTTCCATTGAATGCAACAACGCCCCGCAGGGAAACCGTGAGGTTACCCAATGCTGGGACGGTGGTGTAAACCTGGTTCTGCACGTCCGGGTCGAGGACCGCACCGTTCTTGTAGAACGCGACGAGCACTGAAAAGCCCTCATTTGATGTGTCCTTACCGCAAATGCTCGCAAAGATGTCGTAGACGCCTGCCGCGGGAGTGAAAACTCCCGAGGAAGACGCCCCGAAACCCAGCGGGTCGTATGTCGCAGCATCCCACGTCTTCGCAGCCGCGGCGGTCGTCGTAAAAGACTGGCCGCTCGCGTCCATGTACATGGACGTCTGCGTAGGTAACGTGGGCGTGATGCTTGTGTTCTGCGGAATGTACAGCCAGAAGGCGTAGTGAATCTTGATCTTCCCGATCGTGGAGGTGTCAGCTTGACCGACCGTGCAGATATGAATCTTGCCGCAGTCGTAGGTCTTCTGATCGCCTGCAACGTTGAACGCACGGATGTAATGCCGGCGCCCTGCGTTGAGGTCCTTCGCTTCGAGCGGACAGGTATTACGCATCCAAGGACGGTCCACAACCGTGCCGTAAGCGTTTTGCGCTTCGGTCTCGGAAGTGGGTGCCGCGTTGGTTACGTCGTACTCTGGTGAAATGATCACGTCGCCTTTGGAGTCTGATCCAATCGCTGGAATGTACTCGACCATCATGCTCTCAACTTCGTACTGTTGATACTGCCGAGCTATCGGAGCGGCCCAACTGAAACTGGACGCTAGTCCTGGTTGGATCGGGATCGTGTGTTGTACTGTAAAACTCGAACTGCCAGCCAAAGCTGGAACAACAAGTTCACAGAAAGACAGACGACGGCGATTGCCCACCAGGCTAACGTCCGGCCGACTAGTCCGCTCACGAAATGAATAGGCAGCTGCAACCGGCTTCATGCCGCCTTGGCCAAGGTTTGACGCCCTCGGCGTTTTGGGAACGCTGGGCGCGCGTTTTGTGGCTTTCGCCACGCGAGCAGTCTTTTTCTGCTTGGTCATTCTGGGGGATTCAGAATTGTGTTTGTGTGACAGGGATTCACGGGATACACCCCCCTGTGGGTGGACTATACATCACCGTCGAACCACGGAGCGTACGCCTTTCGGCAACGCTACGGTGATAGGCCGGACAATTGTCCGACGAAATCACCGGGGACACGTGGAGGAGCCGTGTAGTCTCTCGGCATTTTGGTTAGCACGGAAGTATTGAGGCCGAAGCCACCGTTTTGGTCCATTACCGACAGCAACCCCGTTGGGCAGTTTAAGGTCTTACCTAGGACCAACACTGCACCGGCTGAGACAACCGAATGCAGCATCACACATCCATTCCGCGTCGTATGTCGTACCCGAGTAGAGCAATATGCAGATCGCTCATCGAGTAAATGACGTCCTCGCTGGAGATGAATGGAAGAACACCGTAGTGCAGCGGTGCAAGAGGTGGACACTCTGGAAGTACGTACGATACGAACTTGACAGTCGAGTACATCTCCATCGTCTCAAGGCTTGCGGGTTTCACCCTGCGCAGGACGTGTCGGCCAAAGGCCTTCATGTCCGAGCAAGGGCGGTCCCCAGCGAGCCGAGCGATGTATGAGATCCGTCCGATCCAGTCGTTCGAGTCGTAACCCGCACCGGACGGCAACGGTCCCTGCCAGCCCCCCGGCAGCATTGTAAAGCTTCCGCAGAGTTTGCGCAAAGGTCCATTCCCTGAAAGGATGGACTTCGGCGCAGACGATCCGAGATGCTTATACAGTGCATACCGTGGGTCTTTAAGGAAGACCGTCGCCATTCGGCGCTGTTCACGAGTGATCTTGCAAATGTTCCTGACCTTGGGCAGGTAGCCGAATCCACCGAGGTGGACCGGCACAGACCAGTTTGGTCGGAACCGGTCGGAAGTCCACTCGCCCCTGAAGCGGTTGAACGCAGCCGGGACGGCACAAGCCGCCCAAGGACAAAGGTCAACCATCTTCGCGAGTTCTGGACCTACCTGGTCTGGTGTTGCCAGACTCTCACCCGTCTTAAGGCTCACACCTTTGACGAGCTTGAGATTTAGGTAGCCGACACGCTGCATCACGCCTCCTTTACGCGAGAAGAATTGAG